ATCAGGGATGAAGAGCTTCGACTACACATCGAAAAGATCAAGTCTCTCGAAAGTCAGTTATACGCCAAAGTCCTCGATTCTGTCGACCCTAGCTTGGGGAAATAAAGATTTAGGTAAGACTGCGGTCACTGCCGTATTGGCGGATAGATTTGCAGATCATGTGGATAATAACCTGGAGTATTACAAAGACGTAATTCGCTATACGTTCTTTAATTCAATAGACTCCAAAGCTAAGAAATACCCCAAAGTTCATTTCAGCGATTTGCCTGCTTCAGTGACGGCACAAGTAAACGAAATTCAAAAACAATATCTTCAGTATCTAACTATCGACGACATATTCAGCAAGCTCAACATACCCAAAACAGCAAGCAACAAATTTTCACCGCTGCAGGGTAAGTATGTATATCACTACAGAAAAATGTATGGAACATCAGACTTCTGCGAAGAAAAGCATGTAAGTTCTGATCTATTGCGTACACCTTTATCTGATGCGGAGCGTGCCGAGTATGTAGCTTTAAACTAGATTAAATAGAAAGGAAGAACCGTAATGGTTTTTCCTTTTTTTTAGCTATTGACCAGCTATAATAAGTATATGCAAGAAAACAACAACCAGGAAGGATTTGAAATACCTCACAGCTTTCTATTGCAGCTAGAAGAATACACGCGAGGGTATCTGCTTTTGGTGTGTAACGAGCAAGGAGATCTGTATGCTCACGAGTCTTACGACAACGCAGTCATAAGACTGGGATTAACTAACTTTGCAAACATGCATGTCACCGCAGCGCTGCAGCATATGCAAAATACTGCGCTGAGAGACGAGGAAGAAAACCATAGAATTATAGAACATGTCGACGAAGACCTGGATGACGACTCCGACGACGACAAGTTCTAGCTAGTACACTTTAGCACTAGCGCAGCTTCTCTGTCTCGTCTGCCTAGAAGGCCTGAGCCTTTCGCCCATAGCCGCTTCATGCTCTTTATCTGCTTGGCTATGCCTTCATAGTCTTTAGATGGCACCAGCTTTTTAATCTCAGCCATTTCTTTTCTAGATTCGCCTCTTACAGATGTTCCTCTGTTAAAGACAAGAGATAATAAGGCTGCCTGAGCGTCCTCACAAAGATCGTCTGCGCCAGGAAATACTCTAGCTGTGAGTCCACAAAATTTAGGCAATGTAACTGCTTTAAATACAGAAATAGCCTCTTCCCAGGTAAGAATAATCTTCTTTAAGTTCGGCAGATATTCTTTTGCTTTTAACCCGGTCAGTCCTCTACCTTTTTGAATCAGGGCTAGTTCATCGGCACTGACTATAGACTTAAACATAAGCGAAATGTCTTGCTCGCTATAGTAGCCTATATCGACGCCTACCATGGCCGTGCAGCCGCTAAATCCTCCAGGCCATATAAAGGTATTCTCATAGACATCCTCATAATAGGCACGTCCTCCTGTTTCTTCTTCGATAATGAATAGCTCGCCTTCTTTATTGATTTTCATATTAATCTAAAGAGTAGTCCTCTTCTTTTTCTATAGCTATGCTTGTGGTCTGCTGTATTTCTGTCTTTTGAATGTTCTCAGAAATACTAGCATTGCTAGAACTGTTATATTTTAAGTCGACCACAGCTTGTCCTCCAAGATAAACAGCCATAATAGCGGCAAAAACTTCTATGGTCTTAGAAAAGATAACCACATAAGAAGGAAGTAAATTTGGGTGACTGTCCATATTGTACAGCAAAACCATATTTACACAGAAAGCTATCCCTAAAATCAGGAAAGCAGACATAGTTATAAAAAACTTTTTTGAAGCTAGATGGTTTATAGACTCTAGCGCTTTCTGCTGTTCTGGAGGGGTATTTGGTGGAGCTACACCTTGCTGTAAAAAAGCAGCAGCATTACTATAAATATTTTTAATTTGATTTATCATACTTTATAAAAAGAAATATGCTACACCATAACCTACTGAAAAGCACACAGACACACCAATGAAAGGAGTCAGAAGTACCCAAGGACCTGCTAACGAGGTTAAAATAGGTTGAAGTAGCTTTTCGAACTTTAGAAACAAAAGAGCGGCACACGATCCAGCGAGCAAACAAAAGATCCGCTTAATTCTGTCATATTTATCCGCCAATTGTTTTTGTTTCATTTTTTCTAGATCTATAGTTGCTTTTGCCTCGGCCCAGTTATTCTCAGCTTCCAATACTTGCTGGTAGTAGCTTTCTTTTTCTTCTTGTTGAAGCAATCCCCAAGACTCCATATTTTGCAATTTAACTATGATTGCATTATTGTCTTGTTGCAGTTTGTATATCTGCTGGTCTGCCTGCAACAGGTCTTGTTGGAATCCCGCAACCTCGGCGAGCAACTTTTTCTTTACCTCTGCAGTTATCTGACTATCGGCACCACTAGCAAAGAAGCACAGGGATAAGTAAACAAGTAAAGAAAGTGCCGTCTTATTCATATCATTCAATAGAGTTTAGTAGCAATTTTATTTTTTCAGCTCTAGACTCTAATCTGTTTAGTGTGTCGTCTAGCTTTTTAATGTTATCAGCAGATTGCTCTCTGATATTAGCTATTTGAGGCTTAGGAATATTGATTGGTGCGGAAGCTTTCTTGTGTTGTGTTGCACAACTTGCAGTACTTAACAGCAGCGCAATCAATAAGGGTCTGAACATAATCTAATTAAGGTTTTCCTTGTGGCTTAGTTTTGAAGTCTTCCTGCAGCTGCTGCTGTTTATTTATATACGCAGTAACCTTTGTCATTTCTTCTCTCAAACTATCCTGTCTGGTCGTCTGCATATTCATTGTCCAGAAAGCACTACCAAATTGAAAAATAATGGCAGCTACCGAGGTGATAAGAAGTCTAATTAGCCAGGTTTTCATCTCTACATAGCTGTGGGCAGTCTGCCTAAGGAATTCAAACTCTTTAATCATCGCGGTAACGTCACGAACCAAGATTTCTAAGGTACCCTTTAGGCCGTTATTGCCGTCCACACCTATAGTAATATGTTTATTGTCTCTGGCCATGTCGCGAATTTCTGTAACTGTAGCTCCTAGGGTTCTGAACTGTTCCTGGGTTGTGGAGATATACGACTCTAACCTTATTTTGATGTTAGTTATTTCTGCGTCAGTCAGCCTTTTTTGACTTTCCAACTCAGCTACTGCTAAAGAAATGGCTTGAATTGAATGTTCGTCTCGAGGTGGCATATTTAGAAATAGTGGTCCGGGTTATGTTATACATAATTATAGGACAAATCAAGGCTGTTGTCGCTTGATAATTTCGACTTTTTCGGCAGGGTCAGGCTGATCTTCGTCAGAAATATAATAGTTTAATTCTTTTGAATCGTAATCGGTTTTATCGTCGGAAACGTCATCACTGTCAGCGACGTGTTCCTTCTTACTTCCTCTGAAAACGGAGCGCACAGAGTCGTCATAGACTTTATTTACTATTCTCAGCTCGCTGGTACCTACCTCGCCCATATAGATACCTTTTCTTGGCATATCTAGAGCGTGTTCAACACAAGTCCATCGACTCTCTGGAACGCCAAGCATTTTCAATGCTTCTATTCTTTCTTTCGGTATTTTTTTACCGCTAACTACACAAGTATATACTTTGTTTGCCATATCATTGTTGTTGCTGTTGACCTCCTCCGGCAGCTTGCTGTTTTGCTCCAGCTAACCCTTGGGATTTTGATTGAGATGTCATTTGTTCTAGCTGAGCTTTTACTTGAGCATACAAGTCCTGGTCGGTGGCCTTGATCTGCTGCAGCTGAGATCTTCTTTGAGCTGCGTCGAGAGGGAATAGCTGCTGCGCTATCTGCTGTGCCTGTGCGAGAGCATCCTGCGGCGTAACGCCTCCTCCACCACCACCCTGAGCAGGCATTTGTCCTCCAGGGGCTCCTCCTTGCTGTGGATTTCCCTGAAGCATCTGCATAACGTTCTGCTGAGTCGCCTGCGAGATCTGCTGCTTTTCCATTTCTTCTTCTTGAATTTCTTGTACAGTACGATCTTCCTGCATCTTTTTCCTGACCTGATCTTCGTAATCGAAGTTGTAGAGTTTGAGCAGTTCAGACCTGGCGATAGAGTTCGCAGAGACAAGCTGTCCAATAACACTCTTTCTTTCGATGTCGTCACTGAATGTAATCGGAATTAACGATATCTTGGCTTTGGGAAGCCCCATGATATTGCCGATTACTTCGCCCATATGGTTCAACAGAATGTTGTAATTGCTCGGCACTACGCTCCAAGCATTTTCAAACATACGCAGCATTGGGCCAGCAGCTTGTTGCTGAAAATTCATCTGGAACATCTCAATAGGGATGTCGAGAGCATTTAGAATATTATTCTTTGCCTGTTCCATTAGCTCCGTAGGTGCCAACTTTGTACCGTCGCCACCTAACTGCTGATAGTTTAGGGGAAATGCGAATTTATGATAAGCTCCAGGGTCTCTACGGTGTTCATCGATCATCTCGTCGACAGCGCTAGACCAAACAGCCCCATTCTGATTGAGTAAAGGGTTTGCTGCCGGGTTAGAAGCATCTCCCATCGCAATTACACGGAAGGGAGCAATGTCTTCAAAGCATATAACTTCATTATATCTCTTTAATGTTTGAAGCATGAAGAAATCTTCAAAAATGAACATGCTTGGAGGTATGGCTTTTCCATCTGTCCTCAACGTATTAGGAGTATCAAGCTTTAGATGAACAAAGTTTTTTGAGTTAAACGCCAGCATTGTCTTGTTAAAGACACATTCAAAAACGATCTTTGGTGTTTTTTTGCTATAGAACTTATTGTTCTTTGTCATTACTTTTTTAGAATATTGCCCAGGAATATCCCAAAAGTATTCTGCTTCTCCTGTAGTCTCCTCGTATCTGATACGAATCTCTTTTGCTGGCCAATGAACAACATGAATTTTTTCGACATCGTTGGCAGGCTTATCAACGCATTCATGCTCTCCTTTATAAGAGCACTTCAAACAAGTCATGAGATACTTGCCTTTGTTAAACTCAAAATTGTTAAGTTTATCAATATTTGAAGTTTTCTTACAGCTAGGACAAGTAAGATATCTGTAAAATCCTTGGTTTACAGTTACAAACTCATTACCGTAAGCAAGCAGGTTTAAGCCAGCTTTAGAGCAAACTTTTTTCCATTGAAGCTTATCAAGAATTTCAACGTACTTCTTTTTGGCCTCTTCATCATCACAATCTACAGTCAAAGATGTAATAAAATAGTTAGCTATTCTATTCAGAGCTTGCTTATAAAAGCCGTTTCTAAAAAGCAAATGCTCTGCCCACAAAAGCATACCTTCGATATTCATCGGAAGGTACTGAAGAGGTATGTTGTAAAAAGGATTAGAATAGCGGTCTCTACCACTATTAGCTAGATTAAAGTAACTTTGAGGGTCGTCGGAGTTAATCATTAAGATTTTGTTCTTTTAAATTTTCAATTTTTTCGGGGCGAGTCAGCTTATGTTTATTTGATTCATCAGCTACCTTGAATCCCTCTGCATCGTAATACTCTGCTTTCTTAGTATTGTCAAAATCGCTAAGCGATTCGTCTGTAAGCATGCCATGTTTTTCCATAAATTATTCTTGATTTTCTTCGGGCACTTTAAACAAAATCATAAATCTTTTATGTCCAGATGGCGAGTCAAAAATAACTCCTGGGTAATATACCGAGAATGTGTACCTATCTGCCGTATGTAGAAGCAGCGTCTCTCCAATTTTAGGCTCAAATACAACAGAGTCCTCATCACTGAAGATGAGGAGGAACGCGAGACTATGTTCTATGACATGCTCTACTTTGGCTTTAATTTTACCAAAACTGTTTTCAAACTGAATAGTTTGTAGTCTAATTTCCTCAACCTCTTGTTGAGGTGTTTGTGTTTCTTCCGGGATATACTCGGAAAACGAGTACTGAAAAGAGTCTGATGTTTTCTGTTTAGCTCCCTTTTTCTTGGAGGTTTTGGGTTGACCGTGAGTAACTAGCCTTTTGCCTCCGTTACGTATAAGAGAAGTAACGATCGCTTTACCTTGCTCTGCAATAGCCTCAGGATTACCATACAGGCTAACTCCTGACTGAGTGTTTTTCGCTCCTGTAGCAGAATAGACCGACTTGCTTGGGTCGCTACTCCCGACGACTAGATCTCCTGTTTTGTAGCCTGCTATGTTGTCTGTGGGTGTCATAATTTTATTGATTTTTCCGTAATGTCCGCTTAATGTATAGTATATCTAGCTCCTAGCAACAACTTTCTTACAGTCAAATGGCAAAAAGCATAAAATTATCTAAAAGTAGTACCATTGAATTGCCTGACATCTTTTCTTATAAGTTGGTTGTTAAAGCTGTGCAGCCTCAGGGTATGTCTTCCAAAATCTTTGTCAATCAACGAACAAGAAATTTTGCGAAAGGCTTGTTTGAGGATACTTTTGTCGCCGTGTGTACTCCTGTTCAATTGGAAGATTTTTCTGAGGATTCTCCTTCTGAAGACAGCTCTTACTACAGAACAGACTCTATAGAGCTTGT